CCTCGTAATGAAAAGGTCGTGGGTTCGATTCCCACAGGCGGCTCTGCAAAAACCCCAGCTCAAAGTGCGTGTAAGCTGGGGTTTCACTAATGCTACCACCACCCTGGCATGTTGAGAGTCGTTGCAGGTCGTTGGACCTCGGACCGAATTCATCCCGAACAAATCCCGAACAGAAAAAAACCGGGTTTTCAATAAGCCCGGTTTTCTATGGAAAGTTTGTTCGAGTCACCCATCGACGATCCGCAAGCCCCGCCCCCGCCGTTTGGCGCGCCGGGCTGCTTTGTCGGCTTCTCGTTTCCGCTCGGCGGCCATGTGCTCAGCAACCGCATAAGGGATAGCATCAATTCCCGTCTCCCATAGGTGAGCATAGGTGTCAAGCGTCATGGCCGCGCTTGCGTGCCCCAGCATCCGCTGCACGGTTTTCACGTCCGCCCCCGCGGCAATCGCCAGTGACGCCGCGGTGTGCCGTAGCTCGTAGGTGGTCACCCCAGTGAGACCGGCACCAGTGCAAGTGGTTTTCCACACTGCGCGCCATCGGGTTGTCGTCCACACATGGCCATACTCATCGGTGAGGAGCCAGTCGGCGGGCGCATGGCCATCAGCAATATCTTCGAGATCGAGGAGAAGATCGCCGCCTACAGGGACGTCTCGATGGGTGCGGGTTTTCGTCTCATCGGGGTTGCCGAGGGCGTCAACGTCACGGCGGATCATGAGCCGGCCCCGTAATACGTCGAGGTCTCGAACCTGCAGCCCCTTTGCTTCGCCTGGCCGCAATCCTGTCTGGACCAGCACCGAGATCATGAGGGCTGCGGCATCTGTTGGCGCCGCCTGCACAAGCCGGTCGATCTCGGCGACAGTCAAATACCGCCGATCCGACTTCCCCTGCCTGGGAATATCACTGGACCGCATAGGGTTTTTCGTGATAACCCCCAGCTCGACAGCCTGGTCCAGGAGCGCATGGAAAACAATCCCTACTTTGCGCAGGCTTGCTCCACTTAACGCCGCACCGGTGCCGTCTAGCCGGGTGACGGTGGGGATCCATGTGCTAAATGCTGCTCGGGTGATTTTCCAGCAGGGGGCGTCCTGCCACGTGGGCTCGATGTGCCGCCACGCCGCCCGATACCCAGCAACAGTGGAGGCAGCCCGCCCAGTTTTTGACGCAATCCACACCCCCCACATATCGCCAAGCGTCACATCTAAGCGGTCTTTAGTAATCCATGTGCCTTCAGCCTGGCCTACCTCGGTGCGGCTTACATAAAGGTTGGCGGCATCGGCACTATCAAACATTTTGGTGATGGTCTTGCCGTTCTCGACCCACACCGCTTGCCAACGCCGGCCTTGCCCCCACCTAGCTGACCGCATTCGTCGCCCCATGGGGCCAACCACGGTCCATAAGTCCCGTACATATGCCATGATATACTCCTTAAAGAACCCATCTACATGGGTTTTGTTTCCTCAAACCCCCGCTCCGGTTCTTGGCAGACATGAGCGGGGGTCAAAAATATTTCATCCGAATGCTTTATTGCTGTCGTTGCCGGCTGACAGCAAGATCATGGCCAATAGCCGCCACTGCGTGCCAAATGCCGGCCAGCAGCATAATCACAAGCGACCCGCCCGTCATCACCATGCCGCCGATCAGATCCTCTCCCCCGTTACCGTCGAACAACACGAAAACCCCAAGAGCAAAAACCACGAGACTAAAGGTAGCGATGACAGTAGCAGTAACCTTGTATCCCTCAAACGACCCCGTTGTAGCCGGCATTGGCCGTTGCACATATCCCTGAGGCTGCGGTTGATACTGCGGAAACACCTGCTGTTGCGGAGGAGAAGGGGGCTGTTGCGGCAGCTGTTCCCCCTGCTGCGGTTGCTGTGGCTCCTGCGGGGCTTGCGGTGCCGGTGCCTGATGCGTCATTGTGTACTTCCTTCTTGGAATGTGATAACCGAAGAGTCAATAATGACTCCTTTTTTGGTGGTGATATAGCAAATGCATGACTTGTGGTTCCAAACCCCATTAGCCTGGTAGCGGAAGCTTCCGCTTGTCTGGAACAAGGCGGTATCACTCCCGCCTAGAGGCTGAAATATTGGTGGGGCTATAAATTCAATCTTTCCCGCGTTCGGTAGTTCTTCATCAATCTTCATTAAGCAGGCACTAGTCATATTGTCGTTATTGGCAATATCAACAGGGGCGCGGAGAAGAACCTTAAAATCTTCCGGGGTGAGAGACGTGCTTGGTGCCACAGTCTCCGTCGGTCCAGCAGCCGTCGTCGTATCCTGCACGCCTGCTAAAAAAGCGCCGAGCAGCCCAGCACAAACACCAATAATGATGACGCCTATAGCAAGCCAGAACCACCAAAGCTCACGGATTGATCGCTCATTAATAGATTTACGTCGCGTGTCGGTAAGCATTTTCCAATTCTCCGTATAACGAACTGACGCTGGTTGAAGAACTAGGGGTATACGATGAGGTTCCAGAAAAAGCATCATTCATGCATGATGCAAGCCACCATAGAGCGAGAATGATAATCGTCCCGAAAACAATGATTGCGCAACCGGCGTCTTTGTCTGATAGAGCCCCCTGCGGGTAAGCCGCGTCAGAAGTGCTCCCCGTCCCCTTGAAGCGTCCGGGGGTCTGGTATAGCTGTGGGTTCTGTTCTTTCTTCGCCAGTACGGGCAACGGGTTAACCACAGGGTTATTTAACTGCGGATGTTTTGCTTCTTCGGCAGGCAAAGCATTCAGAGTAATTTTGATGTTGGTAGCTAAAACCTGCATTTGAGCACGGCAAACAGCGCTGAGGCCTTTATCTGTGAACCGGTCAACGTAGGGCATGAGTTTAGCGCTGGATAACTCGGTGAGTTCGCCAACATGTTGCCCATCTATGCGAACCTCAACCACGGGGGACTTCGTTCCCCTGGTGATTTTATGAAGCGTCACAAGGTAACACGTACCCCAGTTGGATATTGGCAGTGTGTTTTTGTTTGCTTCGTAATAGTCTTGCGTTTTAGTGACTTTAATGCTTCTGCCTGGTGGGATGAGTGCCCAATCCGTGTCCGGGGGGTCATTAGATGGGACTATTGTGCCGGGTCGTAACACTCCTACTTTTAGGCTGAAGTTCTGGTTTTCCGTGTTTGCCCACAGCTTAGCATTTACCCCAGCATCGAATCCGCTTGCCGCCAGTCTGGCCATTTCAGGAAAATAGTGGACAGCGTCTATCTCCGGGAGGTACCCAATCACTTGATCGTCGTATCTCACAGATACCGCATGGCCGCTAATCGAATACGGATTATCCGGCTCCAGCACCAGCACAGCATCAAAATGCCAGATCCCCTTGTCATCGGCATACTCTTGTCGGGTAACCGACTTGATCTCAGATAGGTGATACCGCATACCCACCGCATCTTGATCGCACCATGCAGTTGAAGGCTTCGCATCATAGATACCAACCATGGCTCCATTCCCTTTTCTTCATCTTATGTAAACCGCAGTTAAGATTTATCTTATGATTCATCTAGGTGCTTGTATATAGTTTTGATGGAATGACGTTCGCAATACCCTCTTTCGGGTTTATCAGGCATCCATAAGGAATCTCGCATATGTACCTGACCGGTACATTTCCTGCCACGCCTCAACCATAAAAACCGTCACCCCCAGCTCATGGGCGACCCCGCTTAACGACGGATGGACGCACTCAGCTGCTACATACTCCTCAATCGTGATTAACTGTCTTGCTGCCCACCGATTAGCCGCCAACTCCTGCTTCGCCCGCCACCACCCCACAGCAGCCGAATCATGCCCCAGTGCCGCATGCCCCACCTCATGCGCCAACGTGCACAAATGCGCCACCGGATGCAGCCCCCTCCGAATACTGATTGCGCGCCGGGGCGTGTTCCATAGTCCTTTCTTGCCACCGACATGCGTACATAGCGTGACCCCTAGGGATATTGCTAGGTCTTCCAAATTGTCGATCGTTAACATTTCATTCTCCTAGAGATATGAAAAAATTAAGGATAATCATAAGGAGAATGAAACAAAAATATCAAATTAGATTACGGGCCATCATGGTAATCATCATCACCCGGCATCGGCTCATCCGGTGAATCATCCGCCGCCGCCATCTCCGCATACTGCCAACCATCAGCAGGAGACGGGATGTGATCCTGCGTGGTTTCTCGGTGATTTGTAAGTGAATTCATTTCAAAGCGGCCTTCGACCAGGCCCGAATTGTTCACATATTCAACGAGCGCCTCAAGCAATTCCGCAACGGTTGCTTCCTTGAGCACGTTTTTGACTGTAGACCGTTCATCGTCAAATTCTTCTGGTTGAAGAATGCCGTTATCCACGAGGGCGTCGACTGGGTTCACTCCATAGGCGCGGGCGATTGTGATGACGTTATCCGCAGTCGAATATCCACGTTCCGAGTGTCGCAGGAGAGTTGGGCCTGAGAGATTAGAGCGCTTAGCTGCAATAGTTGGCGTTGGTGCGCCGGGCAATGATCTTAACCAGTCACTAAAGGCCATAGATTCATTATGAATCATTAACAACAAAGGGTCAAGTTCATTTTGTATTAGACCTTGACAAAATGAATCCATAGATTCATAATAGATTAAAAAGTTTGAAATGAATCAAGGGTGATTATGACAAAAAAGAAGATCCGTCCGGGGGCATTGGAGGAGATTGCACAAGGTATTGGGGCTACTAGCGATCAGGAATTGGCTGAATTTTTAGGCATTACAACCAAGGATCTAGTAGAGTATTCGTTATCGCGGAATCAACGTGGTTCAGGCAGCCGATATTCTTCGGCGCCGTGAAGCACATTTGCAAGCAGCCAGGCTGTTGGATGCCGTTGTTTAACCGTCGTGAGACAAGGAAGAAAAAGGAAAACAATGAAGAATTTGGATGTTGTGGTTCGTGTGAAGCGCGAGCCGATGTTGGTCGAGCTACGGCCGGTAGCGGAAGCCCTCACAACGCTGATTGATGAGGGGTTAGTTGATGTTTTGATCGTAGGCGGCGGTACTGGGGACACCAAGGTTCCTCATGTGTCGGAGTTCATGCTGCTGGGGTTGTGCACTGCAGACAGCACCCAGCCTGAGGTCGTGCACGGGAATATCACGGTGTTGCAGCATGCGCTGCGGCAGGAGGTGGGGTCCCGTGCCTAGCCGGAAGATTGATGACCTCCAAGTAACGATCACTGATACCGGGGTGGAGTTGGCCCAGGATGGGGTTGGCGTCGTGCAGGTTGATGCGGGTTCGATTATGCGACTCATCGACGCTTTGCAAGACGCCTGGTACCAGCATGCCGGGGTGCCGCCGATGACGGACCGGTTCTGCAATATTGGCGACGGCCTGTACGCGGTCCGAGACGGCGGAACAGTTCGCTTCTACGACGAAGGCGAGTTCCTTTTCCGGGTTCAGCGGTTCCAGTTCCCAGCGATGATGAGCTTGTTCGCCCCGGAAGACCCGAGTGTTGCCCAGGAGGTGGCTGTTGATGCCTAGCGCGTTTGTTTTCTCGGGCGAGCTGGATGGGTTGTTCATCGAGCTAGGGCCCACCGGTGCGGATCTTCAGGATAGCGCCGGGGCACAGATTCATATTGATCTTGGATTATTCCCCCGGCTGTGCTCGATGCTCCAGCTCACTTACCAGGCCAATGCCGGCCTAGGCGACTAATCGCCCCCTTATTGCTTGTGGCCCCTTCCTCGCCTGGGGAAGGGCTGGGAGGGGGCCACTTAGCACCTACACAAAGAAGAAAAGGAATTAGTAATGATCTCGTTTATTGGAATGCTGGCCGCGATGGTGTCCATGGCGTTGGCTACGTGCTCGCTGGCGTTAGCTGTTGTCGTCTATCGGCGTACCCGGGGGAGTGCTACCAGTCGGCAAGAAACTGCGCAGGTGCTGTCTGCTGTTGACATGCCGGCCACTGTTGTTGTTGCCGGAGGTGGCGCCGTAGATGGCACGACTGGGCGGTTGCTCATCACCCCATGTTGGTTTGGTCGCCTCGTGGCTCCTCTTGATGTTTGGTCTACCCGCCTGGTGGCGTCCTGTCTGCGCGCTGTGGGGGAGCGGCTGCTATCAAGCCGGGTGCCTGTCGGTTGTTGGCCCCGCGCAAGGTGGTGCCGGGGTTTGCTGCTCGTGATGCCTCGATTGGTGCGGCTATGGCCGCTGGTTGTTGTGCGGTCGGGTCGGCGTTTGATGCCTTGCCAGGTGGTAGGGAGAGGGCCGCCCGTTTATGACGTGCGCCTCTTGTCGCTGATAGCGGCGGCAATAACCCCCTATAAACAGAAAACCGGGGGCTAGCACAAATTACCCAAACTAGCCCCCGTTGTAAAGCCTTTGAAAGGAAAGGCACATGAATCATATCACTACCCCTCAATTGCCGCAATGGTTGACCACCGCCCAAGCCGCCACCCTGTCGGGCTTTTCCCAATGGCAGATCAGGAAATTCTGCCGCCAGGGTGTGCTGCGCGCTACCCAGCCGTCGATGGCCACCACTGTTGGACGCAACGCCCCCTACCGGATCGCTCTAGCCGACTTGACGGCATTCATGGATGCCCATCCGGTGGCCGACCAGGAAGGACGCCGCCATGCCGGATTCTACCGCTGACCTACCATCTCGCCTTGCAGACAGCTTGACTGCCACCACGGTGTGGCAGGAGGAGCTGATCGCTAAGCTGCTTGAGCGGGGGAACACCGAAGCAGAAAGCGGCCTTGACGTCGCACTAATCATTCATGATTTACACGCCCAGGTTGAGACGCTGACTGCGGCGAAAGTGGTTGCCGAGCAGCGTGCTGCCGATTTGCATGCGGCGCTGCATGATGCCTGCGATCAACGCGACGCCTACAAAGCCGTCCAGGAATCCCGGGAATGCTGCCAGGATCCGTGGTTGGTGACTGTGCCGGTTACAGAGCCGGCAACCGGCAGGTGCGGTGCTGACACGGGCGCTGACGCTGACTGCATTGACACCGATGCCGCCGCTGAGCCGGATTCGGGGATGCAGTCGGCGCTGGAATTGCCCACGGACCTTGTGGACAGTATCCGGCAGGCAGCGGTCGCGGCGCTGACCGCGATCGACCAATGCCGGGAAGCATTCGAAAACGGCGACGACGGCAAAGCCTTCAAATGCATGAAGCACGCGGCTGCGCACATGCGCAGGGTCATTGACGGGTTGAAAACCGTTAGCAGCATTGTGAACGGCGGTGAAGAGTGATGCCTGCGACCGTTACCCTTGCGGGGCCAGTAGCCCGCCGAGTGTATGCAGGACGTTTGGTGTCTGTCTGCTTTGATGCGGGCAACCCCGTTGCTATCGCCCTGGGCGATTTGGTGGCCTGCGTGCCAGGGTTCGGGGTGCTGCCCGAAATGCGACTCCACGTGCTGCCAGTGATTCATCGCTGCACGTTTGTGCCCATCGCTACCGCATGGGAGTGGGTAGGCATGTACAAGCGCCGCCGGCAGGAAAACCCCCGCCAGGGGCTAACCCGGATCCTCCAGTGGGCAGAGCAGCAGGAGGCGCCAGCATGAGCCGCGCATGGTGCCGCTGGTGCGGCGCAGAAATCCGCTGGGCAAAAACCACTAACGACAAAAACATCCCACTTGACCCCTGCCCGACCCTAGACGGCCGGTGGCGCATCAGCCTTGGCCGCGCCCACTACGTGTACGGCGTCGCCAGGGAACAAGCCCAGATCGCGGGAGAACGACTGTACGTGGCGCACATGGAAACCTGCACACGCAAAACCCACCAACCCAACCTAAGAAGGAGTGCTTGATGAACACCACTGACATTCGGCGAACGTCACTTGCCGCGTCCGACGATACGATCGGTGCCCTACACATCCGCGAAACGTGGGCGATCGTCGACTGGCCCCACAACCCTGTTACCGGGGAACGTGAACCCTATGCGGTCGTCTACTCCGTTGACGGCTGGCGGGGCACCGAAGTGCCCATCCCCGCCGCCGCATACAGCATCGCTCACGCCGCGCCGGGGCAAGTGCTCGCCGCCGCATACGGCGTTTTGGAAGACAACCCCCATCTTATTGATACCCTCCGCGCTCTCCAGGAGTCCTAAAATGTTGACCTACCTTGAAGAAGATGCCGTCCTGATTTGCAGGTGCCTGCCGAAAAACATTGCCAGGCCGGACGACGAAGAATTTCCTCTATTCCTTATCTATGCGGTGCTTATGCGCGCTAAGGGCACTGCGGCCACGCTATCAGATGTGCACGACGCTTGGGCTGCTTGGCGGGTTGATAGTGCGCCCCTGCACAAGAGCCTGGTGCCATTTGATGAGCTGGATGCCGCCACCCAGGCGCTGGACCAGCCGTACCTGGATGCTATCCATGCCGCCGCCAGGATCCGGGAGGCCGAGGCTCATGCTTGACTATTCCCAGCTGCCAGCCAAGTCAAAAGCAGTCCTGTTCACCCGGGAGCTGCATAACGCGATCCGCGCTGTGATTAAAGTGGCTAGCCGGAAGTTTGAGGACTTCGACGTCGTCAAACTGGTGTTCCGGGGTGAGCGGCTGCTTGTGTGCGCCGCTAACCCACGGCATATGATTCAGGCAGTGGTGCCCACCTATTTCGCTATCGTTGCTGCCGAACACACTGAGGTGGAGATCACCGCGGCATCAGCTAGGCTGTTACTGAAGCTTAAGCCGGATTTCAAGAAAGCCCCCGAGGCGCAGTGCGCGCTGTTTGTCTCGGAGAATGAGCTCACCCTCCAAGACCTGTCCGGCACTTGTGGCGATCTCACCGACGTCACTGCGGCACGGCTGGCCCCAACACTGCCCACCGACGTTGTCGCTGTCATGGACCGGGTGCGTGATGAAGTCAGGCAAGGTGTGGATGCCGTATCGCCAGTAGTCCTTACCGCCGCCCAGATGGACGCCATCAGCGCCGCTATCCAGTACGCCCAGGTGCCATTCTGCGCACCCATTGGCCTGCCCCCAGGTGACTACTTAGCGCGCTGCTACGTGCCGTTGGGTGGCATGGTGGAATCCTATTCCACGGTAACGGACATCCGCAGGCCCCATGCCGCCGACGGCGGCCCGGCGCGGGATGCTGACGGGTTCGAGTACGTGGCCACGTTGCCGGTGGCGCCGCGGCAGATCACTGCCCGGCCGAACCTCAGCGGTGGGGCGGTCTAGCTAATGATTCTCGGTATCTGCCAGCAGCCCCGGCACCAGGCGACAGCTACACGGCCCAGCCTGTGGGATCCTACTTTCCCCGGGGAACCGGTTAAAAACGCGCTGGCCAGGCAGCAACAGGCTAGGTTATTGTGCGCTACCTGTCCGTTGCTGGGTGCGTGTGAACGCATGCTTTCCGACACGGAGCGCCGCGGCGTCCTCGTGGGCGGGGTGGTTGCTGGCAGGTACTCGGACATTCCGCAGCAGCACGGTAAAGAGGGGGATCTGTATCAGGAGCGGTGCCGTGCGTGTGGGAAGCAGATGCTGCCGCAGGCGGAACCGCCGATCCAGGCCAGGGGTCGCCGCAGTAAAAAATATCCGCTCCGGCACGTGGGGGAGGGGTTGTGTGACAAGTGCTATCCCGTGTGCTCCAGGTGGGCGCATGCGCGGGGTGGGGCGGCATGACAAACCATATTTTTATTTACATTGTGCACGTTTATTTGTTAGAGAGGGGAGAGGCGTATGTGGTTTAGGGGAGGCGACACGCTCACCACTCATCCGCTGATGATTCGGCTGCTTGAGGTATGCGACGGGGACCATCTGCTGAAGAACGAGGCAAAGGGTGTTCTTGTCGATCTGGTAAGCATCTCGGCGGCTCACGCTACCGATTACCTGGTGGGGTATGGTGCCGTGTCACAAGTAGCGCCGGGGCGGGAAAAAATCGTCATCGAGAACCTTTGCGCCGCAGGCCTGCTCTTCCGGGAAGAAGGCCCTGAGGGGCGGCCAATGCTGCGCATCGTCGACGACCCCACGCTTTTCCATATCCGGCTGAAAGAAGAGATGGAACTTGACCGGCGGCGGGCGAAAGACAAACGAAACCCTGAGCTGCTCATCGCTGTTCGTGTCAGAGACGGCGATCAATGCCGCTGGTGCGGGAAAACCGTGGACTGGCGGGACCGTCGCTCCGCCAGGAGCGCCACCTATGACTCCCTCAACGGGCATAAGGAATCTACCCCTGAGACCCTTGTTGTCGCCTGCCACGCATGCAACAGTAAGCGTGGTGCTGGAGAAGTTCTAGAGCTTCGGGACCCACCAACACCAGAAGAGGTGTACTACACCGCAACCACTATCGAATTCATCAACAATAACCAGTATGCGCAAGATAGCGGCATCCATGTGGTCTCGCGGAAGGAACGCCAAGCCCAGCGCGCCGCTCAGGAAACCCGCACCCCGGCGCGCCAGGCATCCGTTAAACGCGAGAGCAGAGAGCCCCAGGCTACCAGTGCCCCGGCGCCAACCACACCGCCGCCAGCAGACGTTGTCGATGGGTTCAGCGACCCCCTCGACGACGCCCCAGACTGGGTGCGCGAAGGGCACATAGAAACGCCCCCTACCGACACAGCGGACTCATCGCCTGCGCAGACGGAAGTAACGCCGCCCCAGCGGACACAAGAGTCTACGCAACACCTAGAAGAAGAAACGGCGGCCATGAGCTGTCCAGACGCCGCGCCGGGTAGCCCCCAGGATGGGCCGCCAACAACTACGCAACAAACCATAGGTGCGGTGACTAGCCTTGGCCATGGGCGCCGTCGGGGCCGCCGCCGTAACCACCACCGCCGCGGAGGCCGCCAACGGGAATAACTACGGGCATTCCCGAACTTATACCCCTCTAGCCGCTACAGGCTTGCCGTAGCGGCAATTACCCATGCCTGAAAGCACTTGCCCTTGAGCCGCCCACTGCGGCGTTAAAACCCGCCGTGAACAGCCAGAACGGGGCATTGGTGCCTCTCATGCGGGTGGGGTAGCCGTTGGTGTAGACCGCGGACAGAGGCACCCCGGCGGCTGCTACTCCTTGTGTATACGTCTTGGCGCCTTGCTGTCGCCCTCCCCAGGTGCCGCCTGGGGATTTTTCTTCGCCTATGTTCATAACGATTTGCGCATATCTAGATCGGATCTAGATCAGGCCTAGGACGGTGGGGTGTCGTTTCTGGTCTCGTCGGGTCGGGTCGGGCCGGGGAGGCCGCCGCTAGGCGGCAGTCCAGGTAAGATGCTTCTTTAAGAGAGAAGGGAAACCTGGTGGACGATTACCTTTTACATGAGTTAGGGAAAGCTCTTTACACACTGGAGAGTGAGGGGGGAGCGATGGCTGATCTCCTTACCTTCCGCAGGGGTAGTGGTGGTGATACTCCGGTTGGCCGGTCGGCTTGCGCTTCGAGGCCGCCGGTGAATCTTTCCATGTTGGACTTGAAAATTTGTACGGAAAATCTCCTGGCGTTTTGGGCGGGGCAGATCGCTGTGGCATCCGGCGCCGGCGCCCCTCAGGAACACAGTGTCCCTGTGTTGGCTCGGTGGCTGCAGCAGCAGCTGTGGGTGTTTGATGGCGCGCCGTGGGGTGCTATGGCTGCTGAGGAGATTGTGGCGCAGTCGCGCCTGGTGTCTGAGGTGGTGGCCGACTCTGGCGCTGATGAGTGTGAGGAGACGCCGCCGGAGTGGGCGTCGTGCCGTGTAGTCGCCTCGTGGCTGACCCGTCGCGGGTATCGGGTGAGCCATATGCGGGTATGGCGATGGGCCCAGGCTGGTCTGGTGCAGACAGCAGCCGGCGATGGTGGGATGCTGGTGTGTTACGCCGATGCCGAGCGTGCTTGCGCTGACACCACCTCTGGCGTTGGTGTTGCGGTGTTACACCCCATGGTGTAAGCTAACGCTCGTAACCCCTGGGCCCAAGGCTCAAGGGGTTTCGTCGTATCCGCAGCAGCTCCCCACTATGTGGGGATGTCCCGTTTTGGTATTGGGGCCGGGGTTTGGCTTTCCGCGGCCTGTCGGGAGCTTCTTTTCCTTTTTCTTCACTACCCGACACTAAACCCATGCTGTTGCTGCGGATACGACACCCATATGCTTAAACCCCTCCGAGGATTAGAGGAGGTGATGGCCATGCCGCGCGCAGGGACTATCTGCTGCGAACCTGGGTGTCCAAACCCGGCAGCCTACCGGGGCCGGTGCCGCAGCCACGCCCAAGAGCATGAGCGGCACCAGCACGCTACCGTGGCCACCAAACGCGACGAGCCCAGCAGCCGGGAGGCCAGGCGCCAGACTGTTGCCGCCTGGCGCGCCGCCCATGGTGATGTGTGCCCCGGCTATCGCCGCCCGCCGCACCCGGCGCGGGACCTCACCGCCCAGCACTCGCATGCCCTCGCCGACGGCGGCGACCCCGGCCAGCCCCTGGTGGTGCTGTGCCGCAGCT